AGCGCCCGGCAAGATCTATCGGCTGCGCATGGCGCCGCTTGCTACCCCTTGGAGCTCGTGACGCCTAGATCTGCGTTATAGCGCCCGGTCTCCGCATAGCTGCGTTCCACGGTGCCGCTCACCAGTAGGAACTTCATCTGCCCGATGCGCAAGCCCGGCCAGATCGGTAGCGGATGCAGGCGCCGTTGATTGCGCAGTTCCATGGTGAGCCTGCTGCCGAACCACCCTGGATCCGCCCAACCGGCTTCGGCATGATCCCATCCTTCGCGCGCGCGGCTGGACTTGAGCACGAACTGCGCACCGACGTGATTGGGCAGGTTGAATATCTCCTGCGTCTCAGCCAGGAAAAATTCACCAGGCTGGATCCAGAACGGATCATCCTTGCTGTAACCATGCAGCTGCACCTTCTGCAGCTCTGGTGTGCTGGTCACCTCCATCATGATCTGACCGCCGAGCGTCACGTCATAACTGGCTGGGTTGAGCTGCTCCTCGTTGTATGGCTGCAGCATTGAATGCTGCTTGCACAGCCGGCGGATCTCGTGATCAGGCACAAGAGCCATTAAATATGCCTCCAGGTCTTGCGGCGCAAGATCTCATCAACAGTGGTGAAGCTTACTTCTAGATCGGCTGCCATGTTTTTGGCCGAGCATCCTCGTCTTGCTTTGGGCTTGTAAAGAGCACGGATGCAGTGCACTTGCTCTTCGGTCAGCTTTGCTCGTCCATTGCTTGAGCCCTGCTTGCCTTGTTCTTCATTGGTCTGCCACTGGCAGTTGCCAGGCTCATAGTTGCCCTTATCTCCAATGCGGCCAAGTGTCGTGCCGCTTGGTCGTTCGCCCATGTCTTTAAGAAAACCTGAGAATGAAAGCCATCTCTCGCAGACGGTAACGCCAGCGCCGCCATAGTGCTGCCATCTCACTGAGGACGGCTGAAAACAACGGCTTTTCATGGCCAGCCACGATTGATACGTAGGCGAATAGCCGTTCGTTGCGTGGCCGTGCTTCTCTTTTAATCGCATCATCTTCAATAATCCCAGACGACCTTAGGCCGCCCTTGCCGGATGCCGGTATGGATGAATCCTTTAGGCGCTCCCTTGCCGGTGCTGTATGGCCAGTTCTTGATGCACCACTCCTGCAGCTTGTAGATGTTGACTCCATCGATGTACCAGTCCACAGCGCCGACGCCTGGCGCGTTGTAAAGGTGCTCCGATCCAGATGCGCCGCCAACTGAGCGATTGACAGCCGGTGGCCTGAAGCCGCTGGTGATGATGATCGCCTTTCCACCGAATGCCGTGCGAGCGCGCTCCAGAAATGCCGCCAACTCCGCTGCTGTGTCCAGCTGGTACTGATGCTGGAACCGCCTTGCCTCCTGATCCAGCGCAAACTCTCCGAGCCTGATGTGCGGCGTGATGCGTGCGCTGAATGAACTGCTCGGCCGTAGCTTTGCAGTCTCAGGTTCCGCTATGGCCTGGTGCTGCCCCCAGAGTTTGCCTTCTGCCCTGCGGCGCCGTAGCAGGCCAGCCTCCACGTTGGTGCCAGGGTTGCGGTAGAGCTCGAATGCTGCGGGCACATCAGCCCAGTTACGCTCACGCATGCACCTGCTGAGGGTCTCAAATCCAGCGGAGCCGTAGAAGCCAGCACCAAGGTTGTAGGCGAAGCTCACCAGCGCAGATCGCTGGTTGTCATCCATCACATTCCAATGCGGCACGGTGGTGCGCAGCTTGTCGGTGATGCGGTCAATCTCGAGGCGCAGCAGCATGTCAGCCTCGATCACATTGATCTTGTCGCCGCGCTGCACGGGTGTACCGCTGCTGTAGCGCGTGGTGCCATATCCGATCGTCCAGGGCTCACCACCACTGAGCGGGTCAGGGTATGCGCTGAGGTGACAGCCCTCAAACTCCTTGATCAGTGCGATGGCCGCGGCCAGATCGGTCTGCTTGCCGTCTTGGCTCCAGGTTTGAAACCAGTCCCGATCGCGCCGCATCACAGCGTCGTAGGCATTGGCGGCCAGGTCAGCCTCTAGCTGCTGGATTGCTGCAGCCTGGTGCGGCTGGCCCTTGTAGTACTTGAACAGCTGTTGGAGTGTGATCGGCGCATCGTTCGCCATGGTTCAGCGGCGCTGCTTTGGGAACACGATGCGCAGCGCTTGGAAGATCAGCTGCAGCCAGCTGTTGGATTTAAGCGGCGAGACGGCGATCACCTCAGAGCCTGCTGCTACAAGGATGGCGATCACTGCAATGGTGCTTGCATGATCCATGGCTAGCAGGATGGCGGACGTGCTTCCAACTTAGAGACGCGCTGCTCCACCGTCGATATGCGGGTAAAAGTCTCGCGCCGATCTTCCTTGATGTCTTGATGCAGCACCTCTAGCTGCGTAGCAATGTGCTCCACAGCTGAGGTGAGTCTGATTACCGCCTCGCGGGCTTCATCTGATTTGCGGCTGAAGCCAGCAGCACCCATGGCTGCAACTGAAATTGAAGCGCCAGCAATGGCGGCGATCACTTCGACCATGGCGCCATGGTGGTACCTGTTCAGCTTACCGACCCTGCCCGCGCAAGGGCTTTTTACCGCGACGTCGCGGCCGTGACCGCTGGCCATAGCCTTGACGTGTGGTCTTAGGTGGCCCGACATGATGCTCGATGCGAGCGGTGCCGGTCTTGGCTTTTACTGCCACGGCAGACCTTGACCGGTGACAGGTTGTCGCTGCTGATCCAGCTGCTGCTGGAGTGCGGCCTCGATCTCGGCGACCTTCTCGGCACCGAAGTGGTCCTTCACCCACTGCACGCAGGTCTCAGGCGTGAGATCAGCGAAGGGAATCATGGCGTCGGGGTCAGGCTCCGGCAGGCCGATGGAGCCATAGGCACCGGCGCTATAGGTGCCGTCATGCGCCGAGATGGTCCAGTGAATCGTGGTCACGGCGCCATCGGCGAGCTGACGATCCATGTTCGCGATCGCCCAGGTGAAGGTGGTGGCCATGGGTGGGGTCCTGTGGTGGCAGCTTAGGTGTGGTGCAACCAGTTGAGTAGGCCGGTTGCCCGCCTAGCGACGTGGACTGGCCAACTTCAAATTTGAGTCAAATTAGAAGGTGACTAGTGAGTAGGACTACCGGGCTCAGGTGGCAATGATGCCAAGGGTCCGCAGTTTTGCCAGTAAGTTATTTAACTGCGTAATCACGTCAACTGCAGTAGTGGCATCAGCAACAGCAGCGGGTTGCACCACAGGCGTGGCGTTGTAGAAGCCCAACTTCTGCGTGGTGGCTGTGCCGATCTTGGTGCCGGTGGTGGTGCCAAGGGCGACATTGCCGCCGTCAGAAACTGTGATCGCACGATTACTAGAAATACGCAGCGCTTCAGTTGGTGATGCCGAGCCATCAGCAGTAACGGAGAACACTAATTTTGTTGGACCGTCATTGTCGCCCCAAGTACCATCAGCGGAGGCCGCAATTGATGCGCCTTCAATAAACTGATCGCCATCTGAACCGCTGAAGCGGATGGCACCCAGTACGTCAGTACTTCCTACAGCAGTATGCGTTCCGACCGTCCCACTATCGGACCTACATAGAGACAAATTAGCGCCTGTGGCAGTGCCCGTTGACCAGCTATTTATTGAAACCTGAGCTTCGTGCGTATTGGTGCTGTGAATCTGCAGCAGTGGCTGCGTTGTTGCTGATGTACTTGTTACATACCCACTAGACGTGCCAACTAACAACCTGCCGGAGCTGTCAATAACAAGACTATTAACTGGTGCGCTGCCGTTAAAGCTGACAGCTTGCGTTACGCCTGCAGTGCCAGCGCCGGCAATGTTGACCGTACCAGTGCTCCCAACAATTAAACGCCCAGTGCCACTAGTCGAGATGGCTACTTGGTCTGCGCCGGGGGAGTAGATGCCGGTGTTTGTGTCGCCAGTAAATGTAATTGTGGGTGCGCCATTAGTACCTAATGCGTGGCTGAAGATACCAGTGGTTTGAACAGTCTGACTGCCAAAGTTCGGGCTGATCTTGGTACCTGCGATGGCGGCACTGGCGTTCACGTCACCATCAACGATGGTGCCATCAGCCAGCATTGTGCTGGTAACGCTGCCGGTGTCGCCGGTTGTCACGACAGTGCCGCTCACATTGGGCAGCGTGATCGTTCGGTCAGCAGTGGGATCAGTGACTGCCAGCGTCGTTTCAAAACCATCAGCGGTGCTGCCTTCAAAGGTCAGCGTGCCCGTGGTGCCGATCTCCAGGTTCCCGAGTACCGTGCCGCCGGTGACGATGGACGGGAAGTAAGCGAGGCTGTTCCAAGCAGTGCTGCCATTGCCTACCTTCAGCTTTTTGGTGTCAGTCTCCAGTCCCAGTTCACCAGACAACAGCGTCGGATTAGCCGATGTCCAGTTAGCAGCGGTATCACTGCGCAGTTTGAGACGTACGTTAACCGTTGTTGGTGTGGTCACCCCTGAGCGCCTGCGCTATTTAGCACCAGTATAGGGTTGCTGCCTCCTGCTTCAAGAATGAATGGAGCATTGCCTGTGAAAATCAGCGAACTAAATGCTGCGGTTGCAGGGAGAACAGCGCCGCCGCAATCAAGAATATAGAACATCTGCACGCCTTGCAGCACACGTAGGTTGACTGCAACATCAAAGTAGACGCCCTTATGGTTTTCCTCTGGTGGCGCGTTGTATCGATAGATTGAATCGGGTGAAACTACGGTGGCGCCTCCCCACAGTGCGATTGGCACATCAAACGTGCCATGGGTGCCCCTTGAATCGGCGTAGTGTTGGCGGATTAGGTTGATCTGCGATTGCCTGAGATTCGCATATGTAAGAGTGAGATTGTAGTTGTTGATCGTGTTCGACAATCTAAAAACAATCGGCCCCGCCATGGTTGCGGTTTCAACCGTGCCTGACAGGCCCAGATCATAGGAGATCGCGTCAGGTTGTATCGATGGAAAGGTCGCCATGGCTAGATGTTGTATGGAGGAATCAGTTCCAGCTCAACTTCTACGTCGATGCTGCTGCATGTTTCACTCATGCTAGGCGGCCGTGCATAAATCCACTGGTGTGCAGCAGGCAGGGTCAGCCCTGAGGCAATGAGCGTGATGGCATCCAGATCAAACGGGATAAATCGGTTGTGCGTGTTGTAGTGAGCAATGATGGCATTTTGATCTGATCTGCTGATGGCATTGAATGTCAGCCGCATCGTGGTCGAAACCGAGCCATTGGTATGGCGCACGTTAGTTTCGTTGCCGTTGATCACCATGATCGCAGTGCTAGGCGTAGAGCCTGGCGTATAGGTGCGTGTTTGTGGCTGTAGCGCAGGGAAGGTGGCCATTAGGAGACAAGATCAATGTCTAGATCTTCAAGGGTGTAGATGATTGTATATGCAGAATTGCTATTGAATGGGAACGGCTGACTCATCCCAACAAATAGTCCCATGCCGTCGAATGTTCCAGCTGGGACTCCAGTGGTTACGGCGTACTCGTATTCAACGTCAATGCTGAAAACATATGGTGCGTTTTCTCCGCAGACAATCGATTTCACTGGTGCGGCTCTGTACACGATTCTATATTGGACAATCCTACGACCAAGGTATGGGGCGATGCTGACCGCTTGAGTAGAACTATATCCAGGCGTGATTGTCCCATTGGAGCAATTTGCCTGAGGTGTTAGTTCTGTGACCACGTTAGCTGTGATATACAAAAGCGCACTGCCTGGAACGATTATCCACGAAGGGCCAGCATCAAGGAAGCCTATTACAAACGGCTCGCCATAGCCGCTAGGGGAACTTGGATCTGGACACCTGCCAATAGCGGTAATGTGATGCCCGCCGTCTTGATCGGTTATTGTATAGCTAAGCTCCTCTACGCCACCCGTAACCAAGGTGCATTGACCGGCGACAGTTGATGCGTTGTTGTTGTTGCCAGTCGGGCAGCGATACCACTCAACATAGGCGCCAGGGCAAACGTTATTTGCCGTTAAATCGGAGCCAACATTTTGAGGGTTGCCGGTAAGAGTAGGGCCAACTGGGTTATCTTCCTCAAATGGGTCGCTAGGGTTGTTGTTTGGATCGGATGGATTGCTCGGCCCGTTAGCAGGATTGGGCGGCGCTTCGGTCAACGGATCAGGCGTCTCGCCGGGCGGGGTTGTCTCTGGCGCATCCGGTACGTTGTATTCAAGATCCTCAGGGTCCGGCAAATTGGGATCAACGTATGGATCCGTTCCTATCGGCGTCGTATCGTTCACCCGCCCTGGAATATCGCACGTAAATGCGCCGCGGCCTGTTGGCAGCGCATAGCCAGGCGCTGTGGCGTCATTAACGATCAATGCAAGAATGCTTTGGCCAGAGCCATTGACTGGAAAGTGCGTGAGGTCAAGCTCGACAATGCCTTCGATATTGCGATTGATGCGCTCCACTTCGTACAAATAATCGTGCATACTGATCACATCGACATCTGTTTCGCGGCGTAGCAACACGCGCACAATGTCACCCAATGCAAGAGTGCTGTTAAATGCAGCAGGACGCACACGCAGCCGCAGGTTGTGCTTGATATATCTGCGACGCGCCGCGAAATAAGCGCCGACCTTGACTGCGTGCAATTCGTTGGTGCAGAACTGACTTAGGTCATACTGCTCAAATGGGCCATTCAATGCCCGACCATCAATGCGCACCTCAGTGGTGCGGACGATTCCAATGTCACCGTCTGGCTGTTGCCGCCAGATCATCTGAGCACAGATCGGCTTGCGTTCAGCCAGAGGGATGTATTCAATTTCAAACCCATCCGGCAAGATGTCTTCTTCGGAAAAGGTATAAACCCAGCTGACGGCAGCAGTCGAGATAGAGCCGCCTGTCGTTACCGGCAACCGCGGACGGAATGCTTTTTTACCATTC